ATCAGAAGCCTTTATTGATACTGATCCATTTGTAGCTTATGAATCAAGAAACATTGAGTTTAAATTCCCAGCAAAAATATCATCCTCTTCAGAATATTTTTTAAACATTAGCTATGATACAGTTGCTATTTATAATCAGGTTCTTTCACCATCAACATTAAAAAGACATTATGTCTATGGAGTTGGAAAAGATGTTCCAAGAGAAATTTTTAGTTCTTTAGGTGGAGTTGTTTATGGTTCAAACATGCAAAGAACCTTACCACAAAAACAAATAAATTATTTAAACAACACAAGTTGGACTAGTGATGTTATATTAAATAATTTAGTTCCAACCAGAGACAATTTATCAACAGTGAAGTTTCCTAGACCAAAACTTGTTATTAAAGATCCGATTAACAATGAAAAAACATTTAAAGATATGATAGTTAACGATTCTATAGTTTTTCCAGAAGAATGTTTTTCCTATTTAGAAATAAGCAACTACGAATCAATAACTGAAGGAAATACAAAAAAGGTAGAAGCAAAGTTTGAAATTGATAGTACCCATCAAACCAATGTTCAATCTTTACTTCATGTAAGTTCCTTATCAAATCCAAACGTCTATCTTTCGTTTAAAATAGAAGATAGGGAGGTTTCTTTAACGGTTTCAGGCGAAGAAGAACTAACCTACACCATAAACTCTTCATCAACTAAGTTCTTTATTTCATACTATTTGTTATCTGGAGTAGTGTATGCATCAATAAGGGATGATTTAAATGGATCTGCAGAAGTATCTTTTCCAGCCTTTAATATATTTCCAATGCAAAACGCTTACTTAAGATTTGGCTCCTCACCTGACTTTTTCCTTGAAACCATTGACCAGACTATTTCTGTTGCCAATGTAAAAAGATTTGATGGAAAACTTTTGCAAGTAGACATATATAATACCTTGTCAAAAACAACCTCTTGGTCAAATTATCCAGCCGTAAAGTCTGGGGTATCTTTGTATCAAATGTATGCAAATTCCTCAATTAAGAAAATTTCAGTTGCTACAAAAGGATCCTTTGAGCTTACAATTTCTTTGGCTAATCTTTTAAAATCATTAGATTTTTCTAAAAATATTGATCAAGTAAAATTAGCAACAAAAGTTGTAGTTGGATCTCAAGCAGCAAAAATAAAATACAATTTTATAAAAGTTACTGGCGGTACAGAAACTGCTATAGTTTCCGATCAAGATATAAGAACATTAAACCTTCCAGTTGTTTCCTCTAGCATTCCTCCAGTTGCGGATACTCAATATAAAATTGTAGGAGAGTTATTTTCAACAGACTCTGATGTTACTCCAGGAATATTAGACTATTTATCAATAACATCTTATCCAGTTTTGACAGATTCTTCAAAATCATACATAGATGTTAATTCTGATAATAGTGGAAGTAATTTAAGGTATTATTCTAACGTAGACTCAGGCTCTATAAATTATCCATTTAAATCTTTACCAGACATTGATCAAACTACAGATTTATACAGATCTTTTAATACTGGATTTAGCTTGGGAGCATTTGCGAGCACCAAGCCCTACATTCAAGTACCAGTTAACACATCTTCAATAGGGTCTGACCAAAAAATATACTGTGTAATGTTTACTGGAATACTTAAGTCTGGAGTGGCATCTGGAATGGCTTTAGCTAATCTTGGAGGAATAGATGTTTCGTGGGCTACACCAGAACCATCTGGCACAGAGCTTTATATAAATGGAGTAAGATATAATTCATCAGAAACATATAACAAAAATGCCTGGAATCTTTACGCAATTAAGTTTACCTCTGGAGTATCAATACCAGCTGATTTAAAGATAGGTCTTAACTCTGCCTCTAATTGGATAGCAGATAACATTTCTGTATTTACAAATAATATAACTGCATCAGATATTGGAAACATTTATAAAGAATATTTTGGAACGGTACCAACCAAAGTGGTAGACGGTCATCCAGAATCATTTGTTGGAACAGTTTCAGAAGATTCAGGAAATCCTTTTAAGTCTTCAATTCTTCTTTTAGACTCTGAGCTTTCAGATGGGCAAACCAAATTCCAGCCACTTGTTGGTCAATCTGGATTTCACGCATTTACTTTGTGCCCAAGATTAGCATCAACATCAGATAGTGGAAACTGGGTTCTTACTGGAACCTCTCCAAATTTTGTATACACCTTTGGATCAAATAGAGACAATCAGAAGGTTGACAATATTGAACCAGATCTAAATGACTTAATCTTGTTAAAGAATCAAACAACCTCATCACAAAATGGAATATATTTGGTATCTGCTAAAACTAGCACTTCTTTATCTTTAACTAAACAAACAAACCCAACAAATAATCATTTAGTTTTTGTTAAAGATGGGTTTGTTAATAAAAATTATTATTTTATTAAAAGCAGTTCTAACACTTATATTAATTCTGTAATTCAGAGAAAAATTGGAAGCTACGATAAAACTGGACCTCAGATAATGAGAACATTTACTGTAACTTAGTTTACAAATAACGCAAAAAATGGTATCATAGTGGTATGTCACAAAGAAAACAAAAGGTTGTTCCTGTAGAGAGCAACGCAGAATATGGTATTTATGTCTGGAAGTTGCCCAATGGAAACCTATTTCAGGACGATGATGGTAACACCCTGAACGTACCATCCGTAAAGTTTGATATTTTAAAAATGAAGTCCTTAGCCGAAGCAGCAGCATATTATGGTCAACCAGATGGAACACCAGAATTTATGGCAGGTGTGGGTAGGTCAACAGATAATCAGGCAAGAGAAGATATTCAAAGAATGGCTGAAGGTCTAACTCCTTATGGAGATACAGACAACTGGAGAGAGGTACTACAAAAAAATGGAAGAAGTTAGTATTAATGGTGTGTCTATGGACACAACAAAATCGGAATCTATATCTGGAACATCCTCAGACGAGTTTAATTTTGAATCAGAAGACCTATTAAAAAATCTTAGTGGTTTACACACAAATTTTAAAAGAAGTGCAAAAAGAAAAATAGAAAAAGCAGATCAAAATTCACTTTCTGGGGACAAGTCAGACTCTAAACAGATTATTCCAGATAAATACGGATACGGTCTATTTGATGTAGTAGAGCCAAACTATAATCTTTCTTCACTAGCAAAGTTATATGAAGTTTCTGCAGCTAATTTTGCTGCTATTAATGCAAAAGTTGCAAACATTGTTGGTCTTGGATACAGCCTTGACCCAACATTAAAAGTTTTACAAATGATTGAAGATGTTGAAGATCCAACTCTTTTGTCAAAAAGACGCAGAAGAATTGATTTAGTAAAGCAAGAGATTCAGGAATGGTTGGAGTCAAGAAATGATGAAGACACATTTACCTCAACTTTAATTAAAGCCTACATTGATAAAGAAGCAACTGGAAACGGATACATTGAAATTGGTCGCAAGGTAACTGGAGAAATTGGTTACATTGGTCATATCCCAGCAGCAACAGTTCGTATTCGCCGTCTTCGTGATGGTTTTGTACAAATTGTTCAGGGCAAGGCGGTATTTTTTAGAAACTTCCAAGATACTTCACAGCCAAATCCATTTGGCGTAGATGCAAGACCGAATGAAATTATTCACTTAAAAAGCTACACCCCAATGAATACATATTATGGTATTCCTGCAATTGTTGCAGCAAAAAACGCAATGGCTGGTACAGAATTTGCCTCCAGATTTAATCTTGAATATTTTGAAAACAAAGCAACCCCAAGATACATTTTTTGGGTAAAGGGTGCAAAACTTTCTAAAGACGCAGAAACAAAACTGTTTGAATTTTTCCAAAATAACCTAAGAGGACAATCACATAGAACTCTTGTTATTCCTATTCCTGGAGACGAAAATGGTCAAAAGATTGATGTAAAAATGGAAGCAGTAGAGGCAGGTGTGCAGGAGGGATCATTTGATAAATATCGCAGATCAAACCTTAGCGAAGTTCTTATGGCACATCGTGTTCCAATTTCAAAGGTTGGTGCTGCTGAAAACATCTCGCTTGCTAATGCTCGTGAAGCAGACAGAACCTTTAAGGACCAGGTTTGTCGTCCAGAACAAGATGCCCTTGAGAAAAGCATGAATAGAATTATTGCTGAAAAAACAGATATGTTTAAGCTTAAATTCAATGAACTTACTCTTACAGACGAAGATACCCAGTCAAAGATTGACGAAAGATATCTTAGAATGCAAGTAATTCTTCCTAA